TAGATGAACCAAGAACTACGATCTGGGTAAACGACTTGTAGTTCATCTTGAGAATGAACTTTTCAAGATACTCTTGATAATCTCGCGAAGACGCATCTTGATTGACTAGTTCATTGTCACAATAGATTTCAAACTTACCCGGCTTGATTCCGCGAAGGATCTTGTAGGATTTCTTACCTATGATGAACTCTATCTCGACAACGCAGTCTTTTTCATTGACGCTATTCAATAGTCCTGGCTTATTGATACCGCGAAATGGTTTACCAAATAGAGCAAAAGTCAACGCATCCAAGAGTGTTGACTTTCCGCTTCCATTGTTTCCTACGATTAGTGTTGTAGGAGATTTGTTTAGTGTAATCTCCGTGAAGTCATTTCCTGTAGAAAGAAAGTTTCTCCAACGAACTTTTTCGAAGAGTATCATACTTTTTCCAAATTTATTGCTTCCAGATAAAGTTCTCTGAGAATCGATTTAAGCTTATCGGCAGAATCCATTTGAAGACCATCGACATACTTATCAAGTATGGTCATGGTATCTTCACCTTCATCTATGATATCACTATCATCTTTATTTGTCAAATCGGAAAAATCTTCCACGATGCCTATATCCAGAGGAGCAGCATCAATTAGCTTTTGCATGAATCTCTCAAATAGAAATGGATTAGTCTTGTGCAAAACCAAAATCTTCACATATGTTCCTGTGTACTCGCTGAAATCAAGCTTTTTCAACTTATCGAAGTCCAAATCGTTCTTATCATCATATGTAATCTTGAAGAACATTTGATATGGATTTTCAACGAATGCCAGTTCCCTTGTATCTGTATCAAACACGTGGAATCCACGCTTATCATCATAGTCTGCCCATGTCATTTGATATTGATTGCCTAGATAAACAATATGACCATCTGTAGACTTGTGGTGAAAATGACCAGAAAGAACCATTTCAAACTTGTCAAACACCGAACGATTCATTCCATCGCGACAAACATTACCGCGATCCATTTCAAATCCAGCTATCTCAAGATGACCAAATGCTACCTGTGCTCTGCTTGCCTTGATGTGGTCGAGAGTTCTTTGCTGATTTTCGACGTTAATCCAAGGTAACAGGCAAATGTCAAAATTATCAATAGAGATGTCGCAAGGTTCCTTATAAACTTGGATGGTATCACTTTGTTCAAAAAGTTCTTCAATCGCATTGATATCGTTTGTATTCTTGTATGGAACATCATGGTTTCCTACCAATACATGCAGTTTTACATTCATCTCCTTGAGACGACCAAAGAACTTGTTTCTCCAACGATTGAGAATGACATAGTTGATGAACTTGCGACGATCAACGATATCACCAAGATGAATGACTGTGTCTATGTTGTTTTCCTTGAGATATGGAAAAAAGACATTGTCCCAAAAACGAAAAAAATAATCATCAAACGCAAGAGAATCATTTCTTGCGCCAGCATGAGTATCGTTAATGATCGCCAGTTTCACTTGGACGCTCTCTTGAAAGGAGTTACATTTCGATTGGCTTTGGCATATTCCGAATCATATTTTGCAATCTTGTCATTCATCAAATCACGAATGCGAGCAAGACGCTGACGAAAGTTGTTTCTTTTCCAAACATCTTGCGATTGATCCAACATGTTTTTCATCAAGTATTCAATCTGACTTGGTAGAGGCTCTTGTTCAGCCATTTGTATCTCCTTCGTAAAACTTTTCTATTCCTGTTTTTTTGGTAGACTTTTCTTTCTTTACCTTTCGACTCTGTTCAAAGTTTTCAATGAACTCGGCCATGTTGTCGTATATTTCCTGACCTTTGACAACGCTAGATTTAATCTCTGTACCCAAAAGTTCAAGATCTTCACCAGTAATGTCATCAAATATTCTTGAATTCTCCAGAGACTTGTATTTGACGTATTGTTGTTTCTTTTCTTTAGAGATTCTACGAATGAAAGCATAATACACTATTTGAGTGAAATATGCAAACGGATTCTTCGATTTTTTTGGATCAAAATTCTCGAAATACATGAGACAATTCTCGATTGCATCGGCAATCATTTCGTCTCGGTATGAGTAGTTTGCAAAGTTTGGTCTATATGATAGATGTTCGGCAATCTTCATGAAGCATTCCCCTATGTAGTTTGGTATGGGAGGCTTCTCTTCCTTGTTTCGTTTTGCTTTTCTAACCGCCTTTTGATATTTGATGAGGACGGATAGGAATTCTTCGTTATTGACATAATGATTAGATGGGGTTTTTTTCATGACGATTTTCCTTGACTTTCACTTGACAAAGCGATACACTTCTAGTGTTCAGCTCAATGCAATAATCTCTTTTGATTGTTTAGTAGCTTGATGAGACTTGAATATGCATCTGATGCTTCTTCGTCTTCCTCATCATCGTGACCTGAATTCATATCGTTCTCTTCATTCTTTTGGAGACACTCTTTGTAGAATTCCTTAGTGCGAAGAGATGTACTTGAAATCACGATAGTCTCTTCCTTGCTAATGACAAAGGAACTAGTCTCGACAAAGTCTGATGGTACCCACTCCTGAAACGACAATAGAATACGTCCGGTAGGATCTGCATACTGTCTAATTGCCATTGGATTCTCTAGAGTGACATCATTACCTTCAATGGAAGTATTGGAGATGATGTCAGTTCCATTCTTTAACTTTATGTAGAGTATTTCCATTTTTATACCTTGATTTCTATATTATATAGTTTGAACTCAAAACGTTCTTCAGAGTATATTCTAACACGTTCTTGGAAATGTTTCAAGGTAAAATTCTCGTGTTTCTTGTATCTTAGATCATCTGCTATATCAAAAAGCACAGCTTTTTTCTTGTTGTCTCCTAGTCGAAGACCTCTACCAATTGATTGCAGATTTCTAATTCGACTCTTTGATGGAGAGGCAAATATGATATTGTGTAGATTGCGAACGTTGATGCCTGTAGAGAATGTTCCATAAGACGCAACAATGATTGCATTGTTTTCTTTCTCGACAATCGCACGAATGTCTTCTCTGGTCTCAGTTTCCGTTCCACCATGAACGAAAAAGACTTTTCTTCCATCAGCTTTTTCTTCAATCAACTTGTGCAATCCTTTTCCATGATTATCGACATATTGGAAAAGAATCAATGTGTTTCCTTCTAGAGAGAGAACCAGATTACGAATAAACTTGTTTCGTGCATCGCTGGTAACAAGATACTTCATCTCATCGATATATTTGGCATTTTTTAGAAGACGACAAATCTCTTCTGGATATTTTAGCACAAGACACTTGATCTCAAAGTCCGAAAGTTGTTTCTTGTCAATCAATTCTTTTGTGGTCACGGTCTTTCTTACTGGTCCAAAAAGACCTTCAAGAACAAGCTTGTGCGTCTTTGTTCCGTCGAGCGTACCTGTCATACCAATTCGTAGAGAAGCTTTGTCCAAGTTTGTCATGATCGTTGTCAATGACTTGGCTTTGAAATTGTGTGCTTCGTCTCCAATCACCCACTCATAATTGAAGTAGTGCTTGGGTAGTGTATACAAAGATTGCCATGTTGAGATTGTGACAAGTTTGTCGGAAAACTTTTCACGACCAGAATAAATTCTGTGGATATTTTCTTCTACACTCCAACCATTCTTTGTAGAATAATCTTGGAAATCTGTATATAGTTGTTCAACAAGAGACGTTGTAGGAACGATAATTAAACCTTTTTTATCTTGATCGGTCATGTATCTTGTGATAAGATATGCTATTAATGACTTACCTGATGCTGTTGGAGAAATAAGCATTTGTCTACGATTACGTATGCAATACGCAAACGCTTCTATCTGATAATCGCGAGCGTCTATATCTTTATTACGACTCTGTATTTGCAGGGAGTCGGAATATTCTTTTGCTTCGTGAAGGGAGAAGGATGTCGTTTGAAGAACCTTATCATCATAGACAATAGTGTATTCTCTCTCTTTGGCGAATAGTTCAAGATGTGGAATTAATCCATAATAGAGAGTTGACGTTCTGGTATCATATAATCTTATTTTTCCATCCCAGATTCTACTACGAAATGCTGGAGTGAATTGATATCCAGGAACATAGAATGTAAAATATTCTGATATTTCGCGCGCGACTCCACGCTCGCAAGAGATCATGATATATGCTTCATCTTTTTTTGCTACTATTATTTTTTCAGACACCTTGTGTAAACTTCTGCCATTCTATAGCGTTCTTCAAATTGAAGCTTCGCTGGTGGATTTCCTTGATGATCTTTTCGCAACAATCTACGAAAAGTTCCGTATAGTTTAATTTAGTCTGAATTTCTAGCACATCATCATCGCCAGATATCATTGTACTAATGTCTGCGCGAAGATATTTTTCACGCATTGGCTCCCAACCAAGTTCAGTCAGTTCATCTGTTCCGTTTAGCTTACCGTCGTAATATCTCCACTTCAATTTGGTAAGTTTATTGAGATCAAATTGAAGTTTTTGGCAACGCATCTTTTGCGTCTTGTACACTTCTATGTACTTTGAATGTAGGGAAGATAGACGAATGGATTCTGTACCAAGTTCCGTACTATCTATTTGCGAGTCTTTTTTCCACGACTCCATTAGGTCATCTATGCTCTTGATCATTATATAAATTCCTTGGAATATTAGTGCAATATACACTAAATCTCAAAGAATGTCAACATCAAAATAATTATATCTGAATGTTGCTGAAGCAGTTAACGTCATGTTGGCATCCATGGTATAATCAAAATTGACTGATGATACCATTGTGGGAAAACAATCTCTAAAAGTTATTCTAATATTTGGTGTATTTTTATTTGAAATTATTGTCATGACGGCATCGGATACTGCACCACCATAATCTTTATTGTCTTTTAACAATCTACGATATTGTTCAAATTCTTTTGGGAATGTTAATCCTGTTATCCAATTATGCATTTCTAACCAGGTTCTAAGATCTTCGTCAACTATAAAAGTCAAATCTAGAGGTTCATATTGAACCTTATCGCCGTGAACATATAGATCCACAAAAGGCGTATTTCTTACGATTTCTGACATCGAAATGCCAGGTAAATTAAATGTTTGGCAAAAATATGTTATGTTTGGCATTCTAGTGAATGTCAATTGAAATTTTGTGGGCTGAAGAAAACTTGTATTAGTAGGTTGTTGAAATAATTTTGCCATAACTTACCTCTAGTGTATTTATGAACAAAAAGAGGGGGAACCGAAGTCCCCCCTCAAGTTGTTGTAACGCTTTCTTATTGTTCTTAAGATCACATCAAGTTTGAGACCTTGAAGATACGATAATATACGTTAGAACGGTTTGACAGAACGCCAAGACCTGCTGTTGTACCTTCGGCAAATGGATTTGCAACCATTCCGTAACGTGTCTTGAATCCGATACGTGGCTGGAATGTGTCTTGTCCGATTGCACGAACCATCTGTAGAGGAACATATGGGCAATAGAACAAGCCAGCGTCATAAGGTGATGTACCCTTAT